TCACTACAACGCGCCACTGTAAAGATAATTTGATATCTTTATATTTTTATATATTGATAACATGATTTAAATCACATTTGCTATCATTTTTCGACATCGAGCGCGACCGGTGCATGTGTTATTGATAGCGTTTTATCCGTTTTTCATCCTGGAAACTTGTGTGATTTGATAGCAGGCATAAAAAAAGAGGGGGAAGCCTTACGGCCTCCCCCTCTCTATCATTTCGGCAATTGCGACCTTATCCACTTTTGCAATGAATCCAGCTTGGCAGCGTTCTCAGTACAGGTTTGAAGGTTGGCCACGTCTTCGGCTAAGACTTCGGCATCACTTCGATAGCCTGAACCGTCAACGGCTGCGGCGGGGTCATTAACTCCGGCGGCGGGTGACTGAATATCGATTGCTCGATTATGCGCTCGCACTGCGTCGGCGCGGATGTGCAACCACTCAGTATCATTAGCGACGCACTGCTTATCAGGATTGTCTTGAGCATAAACTAAAACCTTTTTCTCTATGGTTCGGTATTCGGTTTGAATGATGGGCTTTTGGTTGGCCAACTGTACCGCCAGCTTAAACGCTTCGTTCTCTTTGGTTTCCAGCTTATCAAGCAGGCGGTTTTGTTCTTCTTGATCTGCGGCGGTGGTACTCGTTACGCCGTAGTCATACGAGAAGTAAGCCACTGCACCAAGCAGCGCCACCACGCCAATGATTTTGAACAACGTCAGGTATTTGCCAAACATTACACACCCCCTAAAAAGGCGCTGCCAAGCTTGGCCACAAAGCTCAGGATTACATAAACCCAATCCGGCAACAGCGGCTTAATGATTGGCATCGACAAATACAGGGCAGAAAAAAAGGCCGCCAGTAGTGCCGCCTTTGTCTTTTTGGTTTCCAGTGCTTTCTTAATCGTCTCCATAGGCCATGGCTCCGTTTGCAATGGCTTGAGCAAGCGCCTGAATGTTTTCAGTTGCCGTGGCCAAATCACTGTCGTTATCAATAAAGAACGCCTCAACAATGACGCAAGGCATTGAGGTGTTTTTGCATAGGTGGCCGCCTCTGTCACCTGAGCGGCCTTGGTGAGCAACATCAACGGGGCGCAAACCTCGATCACTTAAACCAAGCGCTGCCACGACTTCGGATTGAATCAAGCTGGCCAGCTTCTCGCTGCGGGTAGAATTCACGTAGTGCAGCACCTCAGAACCAGACGCTATGGTGTTAAATGCATTGCAATGCAATGACAAGGCAACATCCGCTTGCGTTTGGTTCACGCGCTTAGGCAGCTGCGCATATGTTGTGCCGTCACGGTAGACCACAAATGGCTCATGCCCGTTGGCCAACAGTATCGGCGCGATTAATGCGGACAGCTTCTTATTGAATGAGTATTCCGTTTCGCCGTTAACGTTGCTCGCCCCTTGCTTGGCTTTTTCATGGCCAACAATCAAAGCTATTTTCAAGTTACCCCCTTGGCCGCGTGGCCTTAATTTGGATTGTGTAAGATGTTTGTGAGCCGGAAAGCGTCACGGTATCGAGCGACCAATTGCCCTTCGCTCTTGGGTTGTTGAACCCTTCGAGCTCCATCACGCCCTCAGACCAAAAGCCCGACGTGCCTTGAATGGTTGCAGTGAACTCCTGACCGTTTCGCGCCAGCTCTTGAAGTCGAACCATGGCATTGGCTCGCGCTTCTTCGGGACTGATAAACAGCTCTTTGATAAAGGTGTATGGCGCATCACCCACAACCACCTCGGCGTTTTCGCCCGTTTCGCTCACGCGATAACTGGCTTTTGCTCCGGCGTATCTGATGCTTGTCGGGTGCGAAAGCTTCCCCGTCCCTCGCACTAGAATTGCGGGGGTGATCTTGGCCACGGGTTTGGGCGCACCTGTCAGCTTGTTGATGTTGCCTTTTAAGCCGAAGACATACAGACCATTAAAGGGTTTGGCCACGGCTTCATATCGTTTGGCCAAACGCACAATGAATGCCACGTCCGTTTCTTCGGTCTGGTTAAGGTGTTCGGTTTTGACGTTGGCCAACTCAGGGTCAACTCTGACGGTATAGCCGTGAGCGGACATCACTGAGTTGACCACATCACCAATAGTGGCAGGCGGAAAGGTGCGCTTTCTCGGCTCTCGCCATGCGGTTGGGTCTTTGGTGGTGAACTTAGCGGGGGAAAGCTGAACCTCAAGCCTGTTTGGCTCAAAGTGCTCGGTGATGGCGGAGACTTGCCACTTTCCGCGCGCTTCACCCTGAACCCAAAAGCTATACTCTGAGCCACTGGCCGGAATAAAGCTCAACCCATCCGCATGGAAGGTGAGCGAGGCTCTATCGCTGATCGTTCCGTTGTCATCGGTAATGCGCCACGAAATCAACCTTGCTTGCAGTTCCTCGGCGTGAGCGCCTTGCAGTTTGAAGATCATTCCCACACCCCGACTTGGTCGCTTTCCGTCTCTTCGGTTTGCGTTTCTGGCTCAGGAAGGTTGACCTCTTGGCCAGCTTCAAGAAAGCGACTTTTCACCGTGGGATTGAGTTTAAAAAACACGTCCTCAAGTTCGTCGGCATCTTCGCCAAACACATGCGCGAGCAGTGAGCCAACCGTTTCGTTGTATCGAGCTTTGACTATCATCAGCGACTCTCCAACAATGAAATGTTGATTTTCAGCACCTGAGCCTCACCGTTGTCTTTCAGCTTGGTGTATTGGGTCTGAATTCGTTTGATTACCCAACGCTCCCACGACTTTCCAACGCCGTCGGTGATCATGATCGGCTGTTGTGTTTTTTGAATGGCGCGCAGGGCGTCGGCTTCGTTCATGCCGTCACCCTTAAACGCCACTACGTTCAAATCCCACGTATCCAAACCCCGAGCCGTTTTAAACAAGGTTGGCTTCTCGATGGTGTCAACCACTTGCCACCCGCCATCACTGGTGTAACTGCTTCCCTCTAATGAGTTCCGCTTGACCACGCTGAACACGTGATCGTCCATCGCTAAATGTTGCACGGTCTACCCCATAAATGAGTGGTTAAGGTCTTGTGTCAGTTCGCCAGCATCCAAGCCGTTCTCTTTCAGGAACTGGCTGAATAACTCCTGCATTTGTTCCATAGCCATTGATGCGGCCTGTTTCGGGTCACTGACGTCTGAGATTTGAATTTGAGGGGAAAAGGTCAGCGCGGGTAACTGCTTGGCCTGCGCGGTTTTCAGTTGAGCGGTTTGGATTTCCTTGCTCTTGTCTGGGAGTTCATCGGAGTTAAACCACCCCATGACTTTCGACGCCAACCACTCGCCGCCAGAATCGCCAGCAAGGCCGCCCAATGCGCCACCTATCGCCGTTCCGATGCCGGGCAGTATCAGTGTGCCAAGTGTTGCACCTAAAGCCGCCCCGCCGATGCCTCCGAGCATACCTCCGCCCGTGGACACGGCGCCTTCGGTGTCACCATTAAGCAGTGATGATCCAAGCGATACCGCATCGATACCCAAGGACAAAGGTCGAACGAATTTCGCCATTTTGGCTGCTTTGGCCAACGGTAAACCCTCCGCAATGTCACCCATTGCGCCCACCGTATCGGCGGCCAAGTTTGCCCCGCCAGACGCAAAGGCCGAGGTGGAAAACAATCCAGCCCCCAAACCTAACGCGCCAGCAATCAGCCCCGCTCGGCCTCTTCGACGTCTGCGGCGGCCTCCGCCTCCACCTCGCAAGGATTCACCAGAAACCCCGCCTCGGCTGGTTGCCCTAGCCGCACGGTCTGACGCTCTCGCCTGACGTTCTAACGCCTTCGCGTGGCGGTCTGTCGCCTTGGAAGCATTCGACAAAGCAATGGACTCTTTGGCAATGCCTGCAAGGTTTCGGACAAGCTTGAACCCCTGATAAGCCTTGTATGCTGCAACGCCAGCCACAGCGGCAGCACCAAGGCCAAGCAGAATATCCACCGCAATGCCGCCTTGGTTGACGAACTCGGCGGCCGCCATCGCACCGTCTGCCACGATGGTGAGTAGCGGGTCAATTGCGGGTAACAGTTTATCGCCAATGGCAATGCCAAGATGATTGAA